TTACAGATCGCTTACAATATCGGTTTAACACGATGTCCATTATGTTAACCCAGATGTGGATAACTCCGCTGTTTTTGCCTATTGCGTAGGCAACTTGCAGTTGTCCACAGGGCAGCGTGTACATCATTGGCTTTTTTCTGTGGATAAGTCATCAACGACCTCGACATGGCGCAGTGCCGCCATGCGTAGGTCTTGCACGTTGATGTTGATCTGCTGCGCCTTTTGTAAGCCATAAGTTTTCTGATCCCACCTCTCGGCGAGCCACTGGCGCGTGCGGATGCGCTGGACATCGCGCTGCGCGTGATCGACATCCATGCCGTCTGCGATCTTTATCGTGTCACAGGCCATAAGATCGGCGGCACGCGTGCGCGCGCGTGTAATCATAGCACTGTGATCGTTTTCCTCAATCCAATCGTCTAGCGCACGCTTGCCTATGCCCAGCTCAATGCAGATGTCGCCAATGCTTTTCCCTGACTCAACCATGGCAAATATCATTTCCTCTGGCATATCGTTGAGAAATGCGACATCCTTTCTTCGCTTTGGTGTACCAGCCATGCTTAACCCCGCTTTAAAGCCATTTTGATGCGCTGGACTATGTCCAGTACCCATTCGCTGATAAATGCCGCCATGAGCTTAATTTGAGCCATCTCTGAACCTTTCTGCTTGCTTAGAGTTGAACTTGTAATCCATGGTGTCATTGTCGCTGAAAGTAAGGTCATCGACAAAGTCATCAAACCCTGTTGCACCGCCAGGCTTGAATTCTGATGTTGGTTTGAAACTGGTGAGCTGCGCCGTTGGAAACAGCGCCTTGATCTTGATCACCTCCTGCATCCGAGGATCGGCAAGCAGTGCTTCGATTTCCTGCATTGACCAAATGTGGTGGTTGGATATTTCTTGTCGGGACTTCTGTATGGCCACTGCCTCGTTGACTGTTCGCACAATGACCATAGTCTGGCCATTTTGCATTTCCCACTCAATCCTCGGTATGCCTGTCTCGGCTGGCTCGCAGCCATCATCTGTAGCCATCTGATCCAACGCGGCATACGCCCTGATCATTCCCGCCACGCTGGAATCAAACTTCACCTGATCTCTAGCCGCCATCGCTTGATGCAATCTTGTGTTCTGAGTCCAGAATTTCTCCCTCACCTCACTGTTTACCAAAGTACACAGTCGGTTTTCTCCCCATTTCCTATCACTAGCGGCTTTGACCGACTCCAATTCCACCAACTTTGATTGAACGTGAATTGTCCAAGAGTCTGCCTTTGGACTTGGTTGCTCTACCACTGGATGCTTGTTTGCTGTCTTCTTTGTCGCCATTTCGTTTATCCCTATTTTGGTGCTACTTGGTCACATACAGTGGTAACAAACCTCCGAGTCTTAGACTCTCGGTTTGTTACTTGTTACCTGTACGGAACAAACAAGTTACATTTGTTACCTGTTTGTTACTTGTTAACTGTCTATTCATACAGCATCAAAGTCTTCACTTTTACGCTGCAACCACACATATTGATCCCTAATATCTCCCTCGCCTGACTTCTGTAGATCGTCCCTGGCACGCTTCCACGCCATCTTGAATGAGCTTTTATCCTCATCAGTACACCCCATCTTTGACCACAATTCCTGCCGCCACACCTCCAACTTGATGGCATGGCGTTGTAAACCATCGATGTACTTTGGCGCTCCATGCTCTTTAACCATTCGCTCCAAGCATTGCATCGCCAGTCGCTGATTCTTACCGCCTCCCGCGTTACTCTTGCCTGCCCTTTTGGGTTGTTCGTTGACGGCTGAGTCGCTGGCCTGCACCGCCAAGCTACTTACCAATGGCCTGATCTGTACTTCGACCATCTCAAAGCCAAAGCGCTCGTTGTCGGCTCCATCCTTTTGCTTGCTGATAGTGATCACGCCCTTAAGCTGCTCGTCAAAGCGCAGTAGTTCAAGCTCTGTATCTACTGCGCCAAGCAGGGAAGAATGCCCGCGCAGTCCTTTGGCGGCGTCTTTGCCACTGTGATGCAGCACCATCAAGGCGCAGTTAAGGAATTCTTGGACCTTACCCATGGCCGTAATGAATGCGCCCATGTCTTCGCTGGAGTTCTCATTGCCGCCGCCAAATGCTCTAGCCAATGTGTCCACTATGGCTAACTGAAACTCCATGCCTGTCTGCTCCACCAGCTGCACCACTGCCAACATCAGCGCGTTGAAGTCCTCGGCACTAGACCTCAGGTTTAACTGGTGCCTAACTATGTATATGGGTGCTCCATCTTCGGTTTGGTGGTGCAGCTTGCAAGCTTTGATGCGTGCGCCGATACCGCCAAAGCCCTCTCCTGCAAGGTACAGCACCGCGCCTGTCTGCTTAACTGGCCTGCCCATCCAACTGCGCCCTGTGGCTATGGCCTCGGCAATGTCTAGGGCTATGAACGACTTGAAACTGCCTGGCGGTCCATAAAGCGCTGTAAATGATCCTTTAGGGATAACCCCCTCTATCAGCCACTCAACTGGCTCGTCCTGTATCTCGTCCCAAGATTCAATCTTGATGGTCTTAGTTGGCTTTGGTGCTGGCGCTTCCTTTGGCGGGTCAGGCGCAAACTCTTTGGCAATGTCCTCTGCTGGTGGTTGCGGCACATCAATTGGCGCATTCGGTTGATAAGCCTGTAGTCTTTCGGGTATCGTTACATCATCCACGCTGATGATCTTTGGCGCTGCCTTGACCAGTGCCGCCAGCTCTGCCCTGCCGCCCCCTGCCTCGATGAACTCGTAGGCATCATCGCCCTGCTCTTGCAGTCCGAGGTCAACGACCTTGACTGCCTTGGCAATTGGCAAGATGGCCTCTGCTGCCTTGCGTGCGTAGGACCAGCCTGACAGATCGTTGTCCGGCAGGATGACTACATTTGCTCCAGCAAAGTATTCGGTGATGGCCTCCGGCCAATGCCCTGCGCCACTATGCGCTGTGGTTGCCGCCACGCCGAGAGACATCAGCGCGTCCACCGCCTTCTCTCCCTCCGCGAGATAGATTATTCTTCCCGCCGTCTTCGCGTCCAGCAGCTCTGGCAGTTTGTAGGGGACGATCCTTGCGTCACTTAGCGTAGGGTAGCGCTTGCCGTCACTGTCAACTTTATAGAGCCTATAAGTCTTGCCAGACTCCCCTACGCGCAGCCGGTGCTTGACAAAGACTGTGACGCGGTCCTCGTCTTGGTACTGCCACTCCTGCTGAAACTCCACTTTGGGTAATGGCTTGATGTTGGCTAATGGATCGGGGCGCTCTTCCAGTTCGGGTAGGAGCTGCATATCCCTGATGGTTTGAAATACTGACTCCTGTGTGCAGCCACCATGACAATGGAATAAAACCTTGCCCTCGTCATCTATGTGTACTGACAGTGATGGGTTTTTGTCTCCATTGCCTTTGCCGTGGGACGGCACTGGGCATGATGCCACCCATTGGCCGTTGGCTCTTTTCGCGTTGCCCAAGCTCTTGGCTATTTGTTCTGCTTGCATATCGCCTCTACTTGTTCTATGCGTTGCCCTATCCACGCCATGACAGGCACTGCCATGCTGTTGCCCAATGCTTTGTAGCGCGGACCATCAGGTGTAGGTTTGTTTTTGCTTTTGATGTCGGTGTAGCTGTCGGGAAAGCCTTGGAGTCTCTCGCATTCAACAGGGGTCAAACGGCGCACTGCCATTGCTTGCATGACTGTCGGACCAGTTTTACTTGAGGTGCTTCCAGCGGTACTCATGCAGGCCGCCACATCGCCTGTGATTGACAGGTTGTACAAGTCTGTACCTACTGCAACCGCCATCGGATTCTTTGCTTGCAGAGTTTGCGTCATGTCCACATCTGTTTGCGGGTTTGACATCTGACCGCTGAATGCAATGGGTTGCATCACGATAGGCTCATGCCCATGCGTTTCACGCCTAAGAGTGCCTGTCATGTCATGCTCAATATTCATCACGCTACCGCCTTGATCCATCAGGCAGATGGGTTGCACTATTGCTGGTGGATGAGCTCCTGCCGCTAATGGGTGGCATGGATCACCTGACTTTGGGTTGTTGCCGTTTTGCGGTGATGTTATTTGCGTTGTGTCAAACGGGATTGGTTGCGCCACCAAGTCAGTTGCGTCCTTGTAATCCCTTGCTTTCATTGCTGAAGCTGTTCCATCAACTGCGTATTCACCAAAAGCAACCATGCGGGCGGCAATTAAATTTTCCGAACCGCCACCAATATCCCCACCATGCGCCATCAGAGTTCCGACACCCTCGCTATACCCTCCAATGCTGCCTCGAGTGTAGGAGGTAACACCTTTCCCCTTTTCTCTGCTCGGCGCAGGATGCCCTTGCAGGCTGTGGCGCTCAAAAAGAACCGCCGCGGCAAGTCGCCAATCTCCAAGGTATCCGACAACGAACACACGGCGGCGTCGCTGTGCCACTCCGAAGTACTGAGCGTCAAGAACTCTGTAGGCGAACCCATACCCGAGTTCTCCCATCCCTCGAAGTAGTGAGGCAAAGTCGAGTCCTCGGTTACTGGATAGCACGCCAGGGACGTTCTCCCAGACCAACCATCGGGGGCTATATTGACGAGCAATGGCAAGATAGGTAAGCATGAGGTTGCCACGCGGGTCATCCAGTCCTTTTCTGAGTCCTGCGACTGAGAATGACTGGCATGGTGTTCCTCCAACGAGAACATCGACATCTGAGACATTTGTCCACTCCTTAAATTTCGTCATGTCGCCAAGGTTTGGCGTTGATGGGTAATGATGTGCAAGCACTTCTGATGGGAATCTTTCGATCTCCGAATACGCTACTGCTTCCCAACCAAGGGGATGCCATGCTACTGTTGCCGCCTCAATACCACTGCATAGTGAGAGATATTTCATGTTGTATTTTTTTAGAGGAAAAAAAAGCCGAGGCTGTTACACCTCGGCACTTACTTGCTTTCAGTTAAAACATTTCGTCATCTTCAATGGCGGCAGCCATCGCTGTCTTCACAGGCGCTGGCGCTGGTGCAGCAACAGTTTTTGGCGCAGGCGCTGGAGCCACCACTGCCTGTGCGACATACTCCTCATCGCTTTGACTCATGCCAGCAGGCTTGTCAATCCAACTCACAATGTTGAAGTTGGGAATGCGCGTTGTGCCTTTGCCGATCTTCTCCAGCTTACTGCCGGTGTACTCAAGCACAGGCAACTTGCCTGCATTGGCGGCACGCTGTCCAGCGCATTCGGTGTAGAGCTTTTCCAGTCCCATGTTCGGACCAACACCACTTGACGACCACTCACAAGTCCCGATTTCTTTGTTGTAAAAGGTCACGATAAAGCCGCGCTTGTGGTCAGGTGTAGGCTGTGCGCCTTTCTTACCCAACTCTGAGTCGGGTTGCCAGTCGCGTATGCCGACACCAAGTTGGAGCCAGCCTGTCTGCACCGCATCGATGTCAAACACTATTTTCTTTAATTGAATTTCAGCGCCGAGGCTGTTTGTCCAAGCATTTGCTTGAGGTGAGAACCTGATGTAATTACCATTACCACCACCGGATGAGAGATTTAACATTTTGCGTTTTGCTTTCTAAAGTTACAGGGTTTGCATTATTGACTCAAGCTGCGGTCTTTTGCCAGCGTGAGTCCACTTGATACCTTGGCCGTCAATGCGTCCAAGATAACTCTTTGTTCCTTTGGTAGCAGTTTCTCTGCCGCCGTAGGAGAAATCAATTCAGTTTCAAATATCTGTGAGTCTGTAAGTCCAGCGTCAGTTAATGCCTGACGCGCTACTTCTGAGTCAATCCATTTGCGGCTGGCGCGTTTGGGTTGTAGCTGCCAGCCTGGTATGACTGCACCGCCCTCCATCTGCTTAGTGGCGTGCTCTTTGACTGCTTCAATAAACTTTTCCACTAATGGCGCTTTGTCTAAGATGGCGGTGATCTGTTCCGGCGTGAGAGACAACATCACCTCTTTGATGTCATCTTTTGACATGACGCTGATGTCAGGTTGCGCCGCCACGATATCGAATTGCTCTTTTTGTGCGCTGCATATGTGCTTGGCTGGACACCACTGGCAGGCTGCCTCTGATGGCCTGTATGTAGGGTTGTCGCTGATGGCGTCATCAATGGCCGGAAGTAGGACCTGTGTCTCCCACACACCAAGCTCGTCAGCACTCATGCGGTGTATACGCTTCTCGCCGTGATGCGGCTGGATGATCTGAAACTCAATCTCTTTAGGCTGCAATATCTTCGAGGCCATGGCAGCCAGTGCGTATATTTTTAATTGCTCAGAGTCAGCATCTACATAGCCGCGGCCTGTCTTCAAGTCTGCGATGGTCAGCTTCTTTGTGATGTTTGAGAACCCAAGTACATCGGCTGTACCTTGCAGCAGCACATCATTGGTGTGGTAGAGCTTGACATCAGCCTCGACCCTGATGAATCCATCTTTGCCCACCTCATCTTGAATCGCCCATATTGCCTTGATGTGCTCCAAGGCAAAGTCGCAGTTCTCTTCAGTCATTGTGATGCCCTCGACCTCTTGGCCGACAAAGTCGATGGGGTCGGTGTCGAGCTGATAGCAAGTCTCGGCCAGCGCGTGAATGGCTGTGCCGATCTTGGCTGCATCTCCGCTTTCTTGGTAAGGCACTAAAGCACTTAGCTTGGCGCTGGCAGGGCAGGCGATCCAGCGTGACGCTGCACTTGGCCTGAGTCTTAGGGGTTGTCTTGATGTTGCCATGAGTCTCTTTCTTGGTGTGAGCTGTTGATAAGTAATGTGTATGCGATCTGCCGGCATTCATTGCTGACTGCGTGACCTAAGTCTTCGGGGTCTAGTATTCTTTTGATGAAGACGATCTGCTGCTGATTGGCTCGGCGGGTTAACTCCAACTGATTTGCCAAGTAGATGATGTGCTCTCGCATGGTTTGGCGTTCTTTGTTATCCATGTTTAGAACCCCAATAAGCAATGAGTGAAGCGTCAGCTCTGCCGTCATCCTTGACGCGCTTGAATTGATCTTGATAGTCGGGGAATATCTCCATGGCGCGAGCGCGGCTGGCATCCTTGCCTTGCCCACGGCCAACTCCTTTCACCCAAGTGGCTGGAGCCACAAAGGTGACAGGCATCTTGAGCGCGGCCAATATGCCCTCAATCATTCCAAAGCTGCGCCCAAAGCTAAAGACGCTGGTGACGCCCTGGCCTGCCATGGCTGCCACGCGCTCGCAGTAGACATGACAGTCTTCGCCTTGGCAGCTGTAGAGCAGCTCGGCCAGCTCGTTGGCGCTGACTTGGCGCTTGGCTTTGCCGTTGCGCTCCACAGTCATGGTGGGCATATCAACAACGCGCAGCGTGTCGCCGTAAAGCACCGCTACAGCGCCTGAAAGACCAGGATCAATACCTATGACGCGGCTCATTTGACGGCGTCCTCCATGGCTTTGTTAAGCACTATGAGGCGAGCTGATACCAGCGCATCGGCAGCCTGATCCAAGCGCATTACGCTGCCGTATAGTGGCTCTGTGGTTCCTGACATCCAGCGGGATACCTGCGCTTGATCAATCTCGGCAACGCGGCATACGTCACTCATCTTGTAGCCGGCGGCCTCAACCTTGTGGCGAATTGCGGATAGTGCTTCTTGTGAAATCGTTTTCATGTGGAGTATGTTAACCATAAATTGTGAAGATGGTCAAGTTTAAGGCAAAAAAAGGGGGTCAGCGCAAGCCAACCCCCAAAAGGCAACTGACGGAAAACCCGCCGTTGTTGAGTTTACAACAATAATAGTTGACTACTTTGTGAGGTCTAATAAATAGTTGTTGACGAATTAGTCATGCGTGATATTATCAAGTCCTCAATTAATTAACTCCAAGGAAAAACAAAATGACAAACGCAACTTTTACCGCTTACGCCGCATCCGATCTCTTCAACGCTGGTTATGCCTGTGATGGTCATCCATTCATCGCCGAGTGCTTTTATGTTTTGATGGAAGATGCAGCTGGTCGCCGCTTTCGTCATAACGCAATTTTTAATGGCACTAAGCAAGTCGTTTGTGAAGACACTGGCGATGCTTGTTTTCCTGATTTGCGTGAAGAGGCATCAGCCAAAGCAGATCGTTTAGCAGCTCGCGTTAACGCCGCATTAGCCGCTGGCGCTAAGTTGGATGCCGATCTTTGGGAAGAAGTCGATCCAGCTTACGGCTCTGACGCTTATGTGGATCAAGGTACAGAGTTAAAGCGTGTTTTTGCAGAGAAAGCAGCAGGGTAATCAACCACAGGGGGCGCAAGCCCCCAACTTTAAGGAGACAACATGAAAGAATCAATCCCCGACATTCTCACCGCCATTGCTATCGGCATTGGCTTTGCAGTCCTCTTAGCTTCATGGTGGGCAA